CAGTCGTCGCCGTGAACTGGAGGAAACACTGGGAAGACCACTCAATCGCACGATCTACGAAAACATTGAGCGACGGCACTTGAATTTGATAGGTCTGCTGGGAGGAAGTCGACGCCAGAGCGTTGAACGGAGAATTGGTCAAAGAGAGAGCACCCTTCTCGACAGCGTAGCGAGGCTTCTGCTGAACGATACGATCATCGAAGACGGAGACCTTCTCAATATCGGCGGACATTTGTATATCTTATGCCCCTTTTATTTTTGAGGCAATTCTCATGGCTTCGAAACTCCCTTTTTGCGGAACATGATTTTGAGGCTCACCGATGCTCCATTGTAGAGTTTGACTGGCACTAGAGTGGAGGTGAGCCGAGACTTCCAGAAAACTTGAATATCTATGGCACGAACTTCTTGCTTGGACGAAGTGAAAGAGGTTAGGCGGTATTCGGCAGTCGGTGCGTATTCAATGAAATCGCGGTAGTCTTGGGCACCATTGAGTGCTAGAGCAACATCAGTAATGATAGGGGTGAACGCCGAAGTAGAAGAGTTAGAACTCGCATCGTTGTTGCCCTCACCATACACAATTGGTGCTCCCACTTGTTCGCTATACAGCGGTAGAAGAGTGCTTGTGAACACAATGCTTTCAATAGGCGACCACAATTGGCTCGTGCTGTTGTATTCTTGGTTGAGTTGGAGATAAGTAGGCGGAACTGTTGCCGAAGGCTGTGTGTTTGTAAGCGGTGTGTAGTAATTCGTGCCGTTGAGATCTTCAACAATAAGTTGGTAAGTTCGACCAAAGCCTCCAGTTGGAACTAGAGCAAGGGTATATCCACCGTTGTAATAAAAGTTGAAGTTGGCAAAAAGTCCATACATGTTGGAATTGAAGAATATGTTGCCTTGGTCTGTAGTCAAAGCAGACACATAGGCTGGTGGCAGAGGAGTGAAAATAGAGTTTTGAGAAGGTAGAGCAAATATATACGGCACAAGAATAGTGAATGTGGTTCCCTTGTAGAGAAACGAGGGAGGAGTAGTAGACCATGATGGCACTGGGAAAGTCGTCTCAAGCACCCATGCGGTGCCGTTGCTTGTCCAGAAACCAACATTCAGTCCGTCCAAAGCCCTTACGAAATAGGTTTGACCAGATACAGTGCTAGGGGCTGGAAGAGCAGAATAGAAATTAACACCAGACCCACCAGCCGTTATCCATGCTAGACCAAACCGATAAGGGAGAGAACCTTGGGGATAGTAGCCAGATGCTCCAAGTAGCGGTGGGGCAACCATGGAAGTCGATGTAGTGCGAATAGAAGTATTGACTAGATCCAACCACCATTGATACGACTGAACATAGTAATAAGGCGTAGTGATGTTCTGGGGTTTCGTCGGCGTAGGAGGAAACGGAAGTTCAACGCCTTGTGTCTGGTAAGCGTTGAGAAACTCACTGACATACTGGACATAGCCAAAAGCATAGAAAGTCTGGGCTGGAACAGTAATACCTTTATAAACCGTAGAAGCCGTTGTGATCCAGTCTAGACCAATGCCATACGCCGTTAGATCTCGGTCTCCGCCGTTAACTTGGATTTGCGGAATGAAAAGCGGTAAAGTGCGTCCGCAACCATTCATGGTGAACCGAGTAATACTGAAGTTATACTTGGATACATCACTGATAATCGCAGTGCTACGAGTTTCTTGGAACTGGACAAGCGGTTCCTTTCCCAGCGGTGTTGCTGTTGTCGAGTTCTGGTTAACAATATTCGCATTGTAGTAGATGTGATCTGGCTCATTATCCAAATCACCTTGCTGTTCACTGAAGTCGTAAGCAACGGACGACGAATAAGCCATTCTATATATCTATTAGGGTCTTTTTATTATTTGTGAATTAGCGGAAAGGTTAGACCAGAAACAAACTCGTCAGCGGTCAACTTACTTTTCTTAATCATATTGTAATATTCTGGCAAGGAAAGGTGGCTAAACAATAATCGAGACGCAGTGTGGCGACCGCATGTTTGAACATCATCGTCCTTCTTTTGAAAATCAACTTTATTATAGATGACTGGGAGCCCACTTTGCCGAAGCAGATTAGTTAGAAATGGTTGAGTTATCCCTAGTTTTTGACGCAAACCGCCACTTGCCCAGTGAAGTTCGCTATCTGGTTTTCCGCCGTAGGGATCAAAGAATTCTATGTGGTCTGGTTTGCGTAAAAGACCTACCCAATGTCCAGTCGTAGCATCTTCGGTTAAGTAAAGCATAACGGCTCGTCCATCGTCATCAAATACTTCGTCGATATGCTTTACATGTTTCAAATAGGGGTAAGTAAAAATATTCGTATTTGGAAGCATTTTCGAGATATCCTCATTTCCTAAAGGATAGCCCTCAATTTGCTCTAGGCTCATTCTGTATAGAAGGGAGATTTGAAAGTTGCGGTTTTGCTGACTTTGGGGTCGTAGGTTCGATGTCTAGAGAGATTGCCATCTCCTTCTTACAGCACATAGACCGACACCGCGTATGATTAATTGCCTTATATACCGCATACATTATTGCGAGACATAGGGCAACACTTATGCCACCGATAGAACTGCTTAAGAAATCGTTAGCGTTCATTACATGGGACACAGAAATTAAGAACTGGCAGATGAAATATGCCATGAAACACCGAATTGGGCTGGAACCGATGGGTTTCCAGCAAGATAAAAATCAATAGATCCAGTCTGTGGAACTGCCTTTGCCAACCAGCAATTGAGAACATCGGCTTCTGTTCCGCTTTGGACTGTCGCAGTTATAACGCTTGTAGGAAGGCAAGAAGGAACAGTTAAGGTAGCCGAGTAAAGACCACCAGCCGAGCCCCATGCTAGACCAGTCGCAACTCCAGATATAGTATAAGTGCCAACATTAAGAGCCTTGCGGACTTGCGAACTACCAAGTTGGGAAATAGACATCTTTATCTATCACCTTATTTTATTCTTGATGTAAGATTTTGGCTGTGTGCTGGGATATGAGGTATTGAGGGAAGTTCTTGCTTACACAAATCCATCGCCCTAGTTTGCGTAAATCCTTCACTTCATCGGCACTCATGCCAATGTGGGTTGTTAAGAGATATTTGAGAGCATGGTAGGAAGTGGCTTGGGGGTAAACTACGAAATGCGAGGCTTCATTTAGCAGTAGGCGTGTCTTCTTATAGTTGGTGATGTAGTGAGTGAGGCACAAAATCGTAGTGCCAGTATGTCTACCAGTTATGGCACAGTCATCAATAAGTGTTTGAACCGCCTTCCCTTCTGCTCCTTGAAAAGTGTCGTAGTCATCAAAAATAACCATACAATCCCTAAACTCCTCAATCGAAGGATAGTCTTCAACAAGCGTTTCCACCCTAATACGCTTTGGCTTTCCAATTTTCATGGTATCTAGGGTGCTGTCCTCATTGAGTTTGGAAATCAAATAAATCTCTCGGCTGGGGAACATACGCTTATACGCTTCGGCAAGTTGCCGAGCAATATAAGACTTACCGCTACCACTGGCACCAGCAATATACCAAACGCTCCTAGTCTTGGGATCACTGGGAGGAATGAGTTGGAAGGAACTATCGTCTGGGAGCACAACACTTGTATCATGCGACTGGTCGTGCTGAATGCGGTGATAGAGGTGTTTGATATCATCGCTCTCAATAAGGTGCTCCGTAGGAACACCTCGAGCCATTGCTTCTTGAAGGCGATTGAAGACCGCTACTCGCTGGGCTGGTTTAAGGTGTTTTAGTTCCTTGTCGTAGCGAACGGCATTGATTTCTCGCTTTGGCTTACGAACCTTCTTCTCGTCGTCTCCATGGAGAAACAAGATCTCTTTGTCGTAGTCTCCGCCTTTCACAATTGCGATAGCCTTCGCAGTCTTGGTCTCATCAAAGGACAAAGAGGGCATTTATTTGAGCCAAATATTTTAAAAAAGTGGAAACCATAAGAGTTTTCTGTATGTAGAAATGTCTTATGATTATATACTTGTTTACTTACGCGAACGGACTTATTTAAGGTAAAAACTGGCGAGGAACTGGGATTAGGTGGTAATTTTGTAAGTATTTGTAGGCATAGTGGGACAGCAAATCCATCATTTCAACCTTCAACTGACGAATAAGGCGTAGCATCTGGGCGTTATTAGTGGCAATCGTATTGCGTCGCTCTATCTTATCCAGTGTGTTTATCACAACTGGCTCTTCGGCAAGGTATTTGGGAAGCGTAATGTTCGCAAGGCGATTGTGGAATTGATCTAGTTCGAACTCTATCTTCTTGCGAGGTAAGCGACCATAGTTCTCTAGCATGTATTCCAGTGTTCCTAAATCGCCGTAGACGATATATAACCGTCCTAAATCGCCGTTGAAAAGATTAGACAGAATGGGAATGAGTGAGTTCATACGCTGTAGCCTAGCAATCGAGAATAAACGCTTTGCCATCTTGTAGTAGTTCTTTTCGTATAAGAGTTGGTAGGTGCTTTCTTTTAGCACTTGGAGAACATCTTTGATACCGCTATTCAGTAGTTTCTTGCCCTTATAGAACTCATAAATGACACTGAACTCGGTAAAACGATTACCTTGAACCCAACTGATACAATCCAGTTTGGAAATAGTGGGCGAAGTAATCGCGTCTTCTAGCGTAAATCGACGACCGTCTTGGAGTTGCTTATACCCTTTTAGAACTTCATTAGGTGTCCAACGAAGAATATTGAACCGCAAATCTCGCTTGATTTCCAGCAGTTCGTAAGGGGTTATATGGGGTTTCAGCATGGCAAAGGCGGTTTCTTGCTGTTGCCTAGAAATAACCGAACTTTCGTAAAGAGCATGGACTTTCGCTTTGATCCGTTTTGCGTCATATCCTCGCACTTGACCGTTTTGAATAGTTGCTTCATCGCCAATCACCTTCCATTCCTCAACCGAACCCATCTTAATATCACCAATGTAGGTAAGGTTCATGCCGAGTAGTTTCTTAATCATCGATTGAAACTTCCTTGCTGTTGCGACAAGGCTACGCACTGGCACTTCCTCGTAGGCATCGTAATCACCAGTGTATATCTGGGATTTCAGTTCCGCGGAGCCCATGAGTTTCAGTCTTTTCAATCCAGTGAACGACATCGCACGAAGGACTGAAAGCACATCGTTAGCGTAATCTTGTGGCAATTTCCGCTTTGCCAAAATGTCTGTCATCTCTATCTTACCTCTTTATTTTATCTACCAGAAAAGTGGGGGTGTATGGGGATAAGAGTTTTCCGCGGTGTAGGGAGTGGCAGTCAAATCGCAAACTTTGCCTACGCATGAGGTTTTCATTCCCCCTAGGAGCAACTTTGCGGTTCATCTGCCACTCTGCCACTCTACGGATATTTCTTATCATTATACCCCAACTAAAAGTCAGTGTTTGTATCAAATGTTAGTTTCTCATCAATCCGTTGTTTTATAAAGGCGTATTCACTGACCTTGTGTTCGAAGAAGTTGGTTTTGCCCTCCATACAGATCATTTCCATGAAACTGAAGGGGTTAGTGGCTTTCTCGTAAATTTTGGGAGTTCCCAATTGAACGGCTAGACGATTAGCGACAAACTGAATATACTCCTTCATCATGTTATCGTTCATACCAATAAGGCGAATAGGCAGTGCTTCAGTGATAAACTCGGTTTCAATCTCCACGCCGTCCTTAATGATCTGGTGAACCGTCTCAACTGGCAGTTTCTCGAATTGCTTGTAATACGCCGTCGCAAAGTCGCAGTGTAATCCCTCGTCTCTGGAAATAAACTGGTTGCCTAGACCCAGCACTGGGCATACACCTCGCGACTTGAGCCAGAAAATAGAGCAGAAGGCACCACTGAAAAATATGCCTTCGCATACAGCAAAAGCGATCAATCGAACTCTAAAATCGTCAGCGGACTTTATATATTTCAAACACCAATCGGCTTTCTTTTTGATGGCTGGATAGTTGGTAATAGCATTGAATAACTGGGCTTTTTCTTGTTTGTCGGCAATGAACCCATCAATCATGTTGGCATACACTTCGCTATGTATTCCTTCTATCGCAATCTGGAAACCGTAAAACAGTTTGACAACGGCTGATGGGCTTTCAGCGTAGAACCGCAACGCAAGGTTTTCAGCCACAATGCCGTCGCTACCAGCAAAGAACGCTAGGATATGTTTGATATAGTATTGCTCATTAGGGGTCAGTTTCGCCCAGTCATCTTTATCTCGTTGCTGAACTGCGACTTCACCAGACACCCAAAAGGAAGCAACAGCCTTCTTGTAGAGGTCATACAGCGGTATGTCTTTCGGTTCAATGGGTAGAAGGCAATAAGACATTGTATTCTATCCTTTGATTTTTGACAGCGGTATTTTTAGATATGATGAGAAGTGGTTTAAAGATATGAGGATATATCTAATCATAACAACTGGCGATGGCTCACCACACGATTGAACTCGATGCCCTTTTCACGAAACTTTGCGACATGCGTATGCCGAGTGTAGAATTTTATGAGATTTTCGATACTGCCAATAAAACGGAAGAACATAAAAGCGATTGCCCCACCATTGTATGCTACGGTATTAAGACAAACAAGTATCACATATACGGCTATGTCTCCAAGAACCGCAATATTGAAAAGTGGGATATTGTAAAACTTACGAAAGAAATGCGTGGAAAATATGTTGATCCGCCGTTTGGCAAGAATGAAATTAAAGTTCTAGAAGCGTTTGGGTTTACCATGAACCGCACAAACAAATCTAGGGCATCAATGGAACGCATTAATCTCGCGGAGGCATAGGCGGATATAAAGTTCGATTTGAAGATGGTGGTGGAGGTGGCGGTGGCGGTAAGAATGACGGATTATCAAATGCGTGGGTCGGCACGGTCATCATGGTGGGTGAATACGACATCGGTTTCTTTTGCTTATTATTGACGAGAATAGCCACTACGACTACTGTCATCAATACCAAACACCCCATAATACTTCCAATCGCAACATATCCAATATTGGGTGCTGTTGGTTGCTGTTCTGGCTGGGATTGAGCCACCACACGAGGTGATACTGATGATGTTGTGGTTTGCGTCCATGTTTGTGTAGGTGTTCCAGTTTGGGTCAGCGTTCCAGTCATGGTGCCAGTCTGGGTCAGTGTATTTGTTGTTGATCCAGTCTGGGTCTGTGTATTGGTCGCAGTATTCGATAATGATGACGAAATTCCACGAGTTTGCGTTGCTGTTTGCGTTGCTGTGCGAGTATTTGTTGCCGTTCCACTTACTCCACGACTACGACTTGAAGTAAAAGTTGCCGTAGGAGTAATTGTGCGAGTTCGAGTAGCAGTGGTCGTAGGTGTAGCAACGCGACTGCGAGTAGCAGTGGTCGTAGGGCTAATCATGCGAGTGCGAGTAGCAGTGGTCGTAGGCGTAGCAATGCGACTGCGTGTAGCGGTCATGGTGTTTGTAGGACGCACAACAACACGAGATCTGGACGGCGTAAAAGTTGGTGTTGACAACGCCAAAGCAATCAGCGTAATAAATGATAAGAGCCTCATTTATTATGATGATATATTTTTCGTTCAATTATAGTTGGAAATTAAGCATTGTATTCATCAATCTCCTTCTTTTGTTTACGATATTCTCGCTTTAGTTTGGCTGGAGTAGGTTCAGCAAGGACATTGAGAAGATTTCGGTGCTCTGCTAAATATT